GATGCAGCAGTGCCTCACTATTTCGTCGAAGTTGAAGGGCTTCAATTCGGGAGGTTTCATGTAACACCTCAGTTCAATCTCCCGCGACAGCCTCGTCGAATCGTCAGGCGTCAGAGGTCCTTTGGTTTGGATGAGACACCCCTTATACAGAGACAACCTCACATCATTGACAGACAGGTGACCAAGGATACGGGCATGGGCCTTACCTGCCTTCCTGAGCATGACAATATGCTCATTCAAGAGCTTCTTATACTCACATATATCGACCACGCCTAATAGAGCATTCCTTACTATGGATAGAGTTGACCACAATTTGTCATCATCCTCGTCTTCGCATAATTCCTCAAGAAGTACATCGATTGTTTCAATACATGATATCTTAAGGTTGGCAATCGTGTTTGTTTCGAGGTTTACACAGATATGGTTGTTGATGTTAGTCATCTCTTGTTTAATGAGTGACATGGTAATGGCAGACAGGTGTTGACACTGCTGTTGAACGTATTGCTGGTGATAGCTAATCTTATCCGCCTCTGTGGCGATGGTGGGCGCGTTCCTGAAGTTCTGAGGAATCTTGGAACGGTCTATCTTGAACTCGTCTTCGCCCCCTAGGAACATATTTAGAAGAGAACCTGTTGTGTCTGGCTCTTTTCCCTCAAGTATAGACTTTTTCTTAATAAGACCCAGTAGAGTACCAACCTTGATGACGTCCATATCAACGATGTCGACGGGGATACCAGTGGTTTTTGAGGAGGCTTCACGACGGGGTCGGTTCTTTTCGTCGTGCTCCTTCTTACGCTTCATCTCTTCGTCGAGCTTGCGCAGCTTCTCTTTCTGCTCAGCAGTTAGTTTCAAAGACATCTTTTTAGGAACTGACAAGGATGTTTAGATCGGATCCAGGTGTTATGAGGATTGCTGCAAAGGAATCTTACTTCCGCGCCAACCCAACAGCATGCAATCTATCTCAGGATACTTAAAATGGATGTTTGTGATCAATGGAAACTAAACAAGTCCATCAATCCAAGGACTAACCGTAAGATCAAACCTACTGGAAAGGTGTATAAGGATCTTGAGGCCGAATGTTCCAATAAATCCCCCAAACGTAGACGCGCTGGAGGGCTCACAGGAAATTTCGACCCATATTCACCAAAATGCCTCAAGTGGCATAACAACCCATCAGTTAACCCAACCACAGACAGGAAAATCAAGATTGGAGGACCAACCTACCAGAAACTTGAAGAGGAATGCGGTCCTGTAGCCGTACCAGCAACACAGGCTCCACCACAGCCCTCCCCTCAAAATGATAAGCAAGCGGAGCCCAATTGTGATGAATGGAGAGCGAACCCCTCCAAGAATCCCAAGACGGGTCGCGCCATCAGCCCACGAGGCAAGATCTATCAATGGTATCAAAAGAACTGTGGAGACGTCGGCACAAGCACTCCATCAAAGCAGACCTGGTTCACGGAACGCCTGGACAAGGGACTGCGCATCAACAACAGCATCAGAGCCATCAATGCCGACCAGTGGGACATGTGCATGACGGGCACCAACGCGCCAGCATTCAGGGCGAACTTCTCAAACGTGGCTGAGATAGGCAAAGGGTCATTTGGACAGGTATACAGAGCCACCATCAACACGGGCAACGACGACGAACTCGTAATCAAAGAAGCGTACCTCAGACCTGATGAAGAGAGAATTCTGAAGAAGGCAACAGGTCAGAACCAGAAATGGGAAACAATCCAAAAGAACTCATACCCTCGCGAGAACAGAATCCTAGACCTCGTCAACCAACTCCTCCTGAGCCGTAGGTGTCCCAACTTCGTGTACGTATACAACATGGCCATGTGCGACGGATGCAGGGTACAACGCCTCTTTGACAAAGGAAGACCTGCATCAGAATCCTGCTATGTCACCTTCATGGAATCTGCAATCACCGACCTTGACCATGTGGACTTGCTTAAATTTGAAGAACAATTGAGTGTACTATATCAGTTGCTCATAGCCGTGTACGCCATTCACCGCTACTACGCCATCTGGCACCGTGATATCAAGACCTCAAACGTCTTCGTGGACCTGATCAAACCCGGTGGTTACTTTGAATACGTGATCGAGGGGAAGACCTACTACGTCAAGAATGCTGGTGTGGTTGCGTACCTCGCCGACTTTGGAGTTTCTGAGGTGATGTCTCCCCTGTACGCGTTCACGAATTACTACGGAAGTAGGAACGCTGAGGTGATGCGGTCGTCGCAGGAGGTGGACGGAAGCAACCTATACTGGAAGCCTATCTCACTCTCGAGTAAGCCGCCCATATACTGGCGCGACCTAACTACTGAATCCAAAGTACGGGGGACTAGGAACATCATCACCAACCCCAACATCAAAAGTTCTGTACCTATCAACCTCAACAATAACCAGAAATTCCCCGCATTTGAATTCTTTGACGACATACAGGACGTGATCCGTATATTTGTGGGCGGTAAGCAAGCCGCGCAACCAGGTAGCCACAGACCCATGAGAACGCTTAGTCCTGAATTGAAGGATCTGATCGCGGACAAACAGGCATACCTACCCTCGCGTAGTTCAATGTATCAGGTTCACGGAACCGTCAAGTATGTGTTGGCCGATGAGATGCTCGATCAGCTGTATATTAAGCCTCGATTTGTTGATAACGTGGTGGATCGGTTTGTGATGTGAGCTACAGTAAGTAAATGAACACGATTGCAGGAGTTGATGAGGCAGGTAGAGGCCCACTCGTTGGTAGCGTCATAGCGGCCGCTGTAATTTTGGATCCCCTCAAGCCCATCACGGGTCTGGCCGATTCAAAGACCTTATCTGAGAAGAAGAGGCTTGTGTTGGCGGAGCAGATACGGCAGAACGCGGCAGATTGGGCGATCGGTGAGGCAACGCACGCAGAAATTGATGAATTGAATATACTGCAGGCTTCCCTACTCGCAATGAAGCGGGCTGTCAATAACCTCAATATCAAGCCTGACAGAGTATTGGTCGACGGCAACAGAACCCCAGACCTGGGAGGCGTCCCGTGTAGCGCCATCGTGAAGGGGGACACCAAGGTGCCTGCCATCAGCGCGGCATCCATTTTGGCCAAAGTCCACAGAGACAACCAGATGATGGTTCTTCATATGATTTATCCTCAGTATGGGTTTGACAGACACAAAGGCTACCCGACGAGACAACACCTCACGATGCTGCGAGAGCACGGTCCCATTCACGAACATAGGAAGACGTACAAACCGGTGAAGATATTGTAATTTGTAACCCCGTGGGGTTATAAAGCATGACTACAATATCACATTCATTGAATCTTGCGATAGCCCTCAATCAGTGAATGCAGGCGCTCAGTGGATCCTATCTTGAAGATGCGGTCTCTGGTTCACTGGTCCACAAAACCAATGCTCCTCATTGGTTCCTAAATCCTAACATGGTTCTGTTTCCCGTTTACCTCAGTGACGTAGTCGGGGCATTCGTTCAAGTTTACGAGGGCGTTCATTGTATTTTACCCAAGGGTTGTTTCACAAAGTAAATTTCAATTTATCATCATCCTTCAAAAATGGCTTCAAATGAAAAATTTTGGATGTACGATGTGACTCAGCTGTTTAGATCGTTTGATCTTCTCCCGAGCCCAGAGGACAGCCTGTCGGCCAAACTCAATACAATCACGCGACTGGCCCTAATAGTGTGCATCGTGATTGCTGCATACAAACCGGTACTCGCCTTCAGTACATTGATCCTAGTCATGGTGGTCACTATGAGCGTCTACTCAGGAGCAGTGGCAGACCCAACCATAGAGGGATTTGAACCAGGACCGATTGAGGGAACCAACCGAACCAATCTTTATGGGAGTTCGAATGATCCATATGGGTTAACTGTTTCACATGACGCACCTAACCCATCGGCTGGGTGTGGATCAAACCAACAACTATATGAATTCATGAGGGAGTTCAATTCCACCCGTTACCCATACCTCAATAAAGTAGGCTTCCCTACCACACAGAAGAGATTCTGTAACGATGCAGTCCCTCTCGAGTACGGCCCAGACCACGTATCGCCAAATCAGGAACTGGTCGGCGGACCAAATCCCAAAACCAGGGTGCCCCCACTCATAACCGCTCCTTCTCACGATCTCGATTCCTGGCGCAATAACGACTTCGCAGTCCACTCCCAGATAAACAAGGAAACCAACTTTGACGCAGAGAAGTCCGGCTACAACTGCGGTATCCTCCCAACCAAATGCGAGGAATGCATGTATGTACCATGTCAATGCAAGGTGCTGCAAGGGCAGCGTAACCAACGTCCGAGAGGTATGATGATGAGTTCTGATAGACTTGAGGAAGAGACTGATAATTTTATGGTGAATGGAGATGTTGTGGAGGGTTTCAATGGGCATATTGGCGCGCGCAGCTTCGGGTCCGTGGGGCACTCTTCGAGTGCCTATGGGGGAAGACGTGTTGGGGGGCATACGCGCACAATGATCAACAGCAGACGCGGTGAAGGCCTCGGACGACGCGATATTGTAACAAACAGACCCCCAGGGTATGGAAGGATTAATCGTGAGCAGCGGAGGCAGATTATCAGAGATATCATCAATGAGCTGGGAGACAACGAACCCAAGAAGCATAAACCGTACATCAGACGGTATGTGAGGGATGTGTTCTTGGATAGGCGTCTTGGGGACGTGAATGATATCGAGATAGATGAGATCATTGAGGAGATCGCAGCACGATTCGTCATGACTCCCAGACAGGGGGAAGAGCGTGAGAGCCCAAATATTACCCCCTGCTTCGAGAGTCCTAGACGCGACAACATCATCACCCAAACCCTCCAACCGGGAGTCTTTCAGAAGTCTCATATTGGTGAGCCTATCCAGAGTAACATCGGCATCTCATACACTCAGGAATGGGGTCCTACTGAGGTCCAAGAGACCAACAACATGATCAAGTACACCATGCGCGATCCCACTAACGCCATCATCACGCCTCAGATCAAGGAAGAGGTCATTGGGCAAGACCATGCCAATGTCTACGACCCTAGGTTCACAGGATACGGCACCAGCTACAGATCCTACACAGACCAACTAACCGGTAGACCCAAGTTCTTCTACGACGATGTGGATGCCATCACGATGCCTAACTATGTGACTCGAAGTAAGGTTGATGTGTTCCCGTGGGCCAACACGTATGGTCCTGATAAGATGATGAGTGCAAGTGAGGGTGACGAATACAGGCAGTTGGCCAATAACGCCTTCACAGATTCGGCACTCACGTTCAGAACGGAGCTGCAGGAGCGACTCATGAGGAAACGTAACGCGGAGCTGTGGCAACGCAGAGTCGCCCCTATCTCGACGATGGGACGACTAGGATCATCTATGAAGTCGTGCTTGTAGATGAGCGGATTGGATTCATAACCCCGAAGGGTTACGAAAAAGGATACTACCAGATTTACTACTGGTTATGACCACATTCATCTACTTACTGGGATCGATAACACCTCTGATGTTCTCAACTAGGTCTTCAGCCTTCTTGTTCGAATACGACAGACCATGATCCTTGGCAATACTTTTCAGAACTTCCTTGCTCGTGTATGAGATGATCTGACTAGTAGGGATCTCATAGATTCCAAGCATCCACAGAGCAGTGGCCTTGTCAATAGACTTGACGCGACTGAAGTCATAGATATAGAATAGAGCACTTTTGGCAATAGAGTAGTCTCTCTGGGAGAGCTTGTCCTTGTAACTCTCAAAAATGTTCTTGTACTTCTGGCGATTGCGATTCCTAAATGCTCCTCTCACATCACTAACTTCGCCCACACAGATGCTCAACAGTTCGCGGATGAGGGTCGGGTACTGCCCACAGGGTGGCGCGGTAGGATGAATAATCTCCTTGTTTTCTACTATCCTCTCGGGAACTGGCTCGTCATCTAATTGAATATCCTCAATATCGGCAGACAGTTGTTCCACTTCATCATCATAATTTTCAGCGGCCGGGATGGGGGCGCGCGGAGTGTGAGCGCTCTTGGGGGCGACCTTGCGCAGGGCACCTTTGCTTGCTGAAACTTTCTTAGCAGTAACCTTAGGCTCGACTTTCTTAAGAGGCCTCTCTGGTGATTTTGGTTTCGGCATCTTTTGGGTTACAGAAGCCGGCTTTATATCGTTTACGTGAGGGTAAAAACAACCCTGTAGCTAACTATGATATATCTCTTGATAAAAATTATTGTAGTCATTAGACCCTTTAATCATTGAATTCATTCGACGAATGCGTAGAATGAATACGTCAAACGCACGCTTCGAACGAATAAATCATTGAGTCATTTCAAGGATGTTGTGTTTGAACTCTAAAATCTTCTCATCTTACTAAAATAGATGGATCAGTATCTAGAAATATACACACCAGTGGCTGAATTGGCGAACCGGATTGACCTCGGTAATAAGAGCCGTTTAACCTTGAGTCCAACCACGGAGCTAAATTCCTTCAAAGAGATGCTCCGGAGCATCGACATCCCACCTGGTGAGATCAGCAACCTTGTGTTGGACGGTACGCTAGGCAACTATCGTCTCACACTCAACGGACAGGCCGTGGACATCGTCAGAGGGGTAGAGGACCTCAGGTACAATGCTAACCTCCTCAATTTCCTCAGGCGCCTGGGACTCACACAGACCACCACCTCTCAGGCTAAGGAGGCCGAGATCAAGACCCAGTACGCCCAGAGCGCCATCGGCCTGCATCAAATCATGAGGATGAAGAACAGGATTAGGATCGAAAAAGAAATCACCGGACGCTACGGGAAGAGCCCCAGGAACGAACAGGAATTAGAGGCTATCCTGAACAGGGATGCCAACCTCAAGGGTATATTCGAAGCTTTCCTACAGAAACTGAGAGGATCTTATTATGTGGAAAATGCGAAGCCGTACGGCGACTGGGTGCGCAAACAATACAGACTCAGCACTTATGACATCCCTACCCTCTTCAACGTCATAAACAGGCATAAATCTTCACTGGGGGGCTGCTGGGCCGTGAGGGCAGATGGACACAAATGCATCGTGCCTTCACTCTCTTGCGATCATATTGGGCGGAGGCAATATAGATGTTCCCCCGATAACAGGTGTGGCCCTGATAAACAACAGCCTTGCTACAGATGTCTGAAGTGGAACAACAACACATGCGTGGAGGCGCCTCCTCCATGTGAGAGATGCTCTAAGGCCTGTTCCAATCGGGAGATTGAGGTTCCTAGCGATACAATCCTTATCTGCATCAAACGTAAATTCTGGATAGCCGCGCAAGACTACATGAATCAGAACTTCACGATGGCTCCAGGACCAGCCCCTCCGGCACCCCCTGGTGGTGGTGTTGTGACAGACGAACCCGACGATGACGATGAAGATGCAGATGAAGATGCTGAGCCGATCATCGATGAAGAGCTCCCAAGACGCCCACTGTCGGCTACACTTGCTGACTTCTTTGGGTCCACTTGGGTCATCTGGGTCATCGGTTTTATCATCATAGGAATCATAGTCTATAAAGGAATGAAGCGGTACTGAGCTGAGAAGAAACCACAATCAACGCACACAGATCTGCAAACTACAACAACTCGTGGAGGACTACAAGGCTCGCGAGAAAGAGATCCACACCGTCACGTCACGTCCACAAGATGAAATCGGAAATCGGTGTGAATGAGTAAGTAAAGGTGTAAGTATCGTTACCTCATGAGGTAACGATGATATAACCGATTCGATCTATAGATACAATACAAAGAGAAAATGAGTCATTTACAAATAGCTGTTGTTCTTATGGTTAAAAACGAGGAGAAGAGGATTGAAATTACATTGGCGAGTGTGAAGGATGTTGTTGACGGAATCATCGTCTTCGACACCGGGTCCGAGGACAAAACGGTAGACATCATGAAGCGCTTCGCCAAGACGCATAATCTCCACTTCCATCTACTTCAAGGGCAGTTTGAGGAGTTTGCTGCCTCCCGAAACAAACTACTCGAATTTGCAGACAAGCACCTCTACGATTACCTGTTGCTGCTAGACAGCAACGACGAGTACAGATCTGACAAGAACTTGAAGGAGGTTCTGGATGGTAGACCTGAACAAGGGTTTCTACTTCATCAACAATGGTATATTGGTCCTGGAGACGAACTAGACTATTACAACATCAGATTGATCAAACCCAACATCGGTTTCAGGTACAAAGGTTCTGTCCATGAGTATATAGAGGTGCCTCCCAGAGCGACGATCGGCAAACTGAACGGCGAAGTCATCCTCTATCAAGACAGAGTAAAAGATAATGATGGTAAATCACAATCACGATGGAAGAATGATCTTGTATTACTCAAGAAGGATATAGCTAGAAACCCCAACAATGGGCGTACTCAGTACTACCTGGCCCAGACCTATGACTGCCTCAACATGAAGAAGGATGCCATGTTCTTCTACAAACAGCGAGCCAACAACAAAGATGGTTTCTTCGAGGAGAGGTTTAACTCAACTATGAAGTGTGGTGAGTTGGAGAGAGATGAGGACGAGCGTGTTAAGTGGTATCTCAAAGCGTATCAGATTATTGAGAGGGCTGAGCCTTTAGTCGAGATTGTGAAGATATATAGGAAGAAGGACAAATTCAGGCTTGCGTTTCTGTTTGCTAAACTGGCATGTGATCTTCCCTATCCCTCAAATTGTGTGCTGTGGGTGAATAAGAAGTGTTATAACCATGATAGGTGGCAGGAACTGGGGATCGTGGCGTACTATGTGAAGGAGTACGAATTAGGGAAGAAGGCCTGTGAGAAGGCTATAGAGTCGGGTCACGATTCTGACCTGAACAAAAAAAACTTACTTTTCTATGAGAAAAATGTGGTTCAAGAAAGCCAGCTCAAAGATAGAGAATAAGATGTTTGTGACCTTATTTTGGCTCGCCGTGATAGTGCTTGTAGTCCTACTACTCTGGAACTGGCTGTCCGGAGAGAAGGGAACATATACAGATCACACTCCTATGATGTGGGACTTGATGGGAAAGAGTGTGAATAATCCTAAAAAGAAGGTGTCGTTTGAGAGCAAGGGGGAGACTGAATGTAGGCGAGCGGTTGAGCATCTCACAGGCAAGCCGTTTCCTAAGGCGAGACCTAAATTCATGATGAATGGAGTGAGTGGGCATAATCTGGAATTAGATTGTTATAATGATGAACTCAAGCTTGCGGTGGAGTAT